AATAAGTCTTCCTACAGTTTCAGGCCAAGTTTCCCTTCGTTTATCCTCCTCTAACCACCTTGAATATCTTGATAGATGTATAAATGCTTGATATTCTGTTGGTAAGTAATTATTACCTGCCATTCCTTTCTCCATATCTCATCTCTAGCAACAACTCTGCATAGTGTATAACCTTTCGTATATCTTCTGCTCCATTTTTAAACTTATGTCTACAAATATACTTTATAATATTTCCCTCACAGAAATCAAGTTCATTCTCTTGAATAAAAACTACAGGCTGTATAAGAAAATCTTTATAATGATCTCCTCCTACTTGTTTTTCTGTAGCTAACTTATCTTTTAATTCCTTTAGATTATTAGATACCTTTTCCTCATTATCTAATCTTGCCATATACTCATCATGTCTTTCATGTACACTCATTTTTTAAAATCCACTATTGTTACGTTGCCTTTTTGTTTAGGTTTACCCTCTATTTCTGGTTTGGTAACTTCCAACTCTCTAAAAATTGCAGCTTGACCATGTACAATTACACTGTCTAATTGTGTTTCCATCAGTTCAATAAAACCTCTCAATATTACATACCCATTAGTAACTTTGTTTTCAGTTGTAGTATCATAAGCCATAAATTCAGACATACCATTTTCATTATCTTTTATTATAATAGCATAAGAGTTTTTTGGCAAGCTACTTTTAAACTTTTCAAAATTTTCTTTACTGTTCATTCTATCCACTCCTTTGGTACAAAGCTTTCACACCATTGATATTTGTGTCTATCACACCAACCACTATAGGTTGTTTTAGACCCTTTATATAGTTTATTATTAGCATTCATAAACAAAAATCGTATATCTAAATCGGGATGCTGTTTACGAATTAACAAATGCTTACCTCTGTCGGAGGAATCAAACTTACCCTTTACTTCTATATAAAAATCTTTTTCTTTTATATAAAAGTCAGGAGTATATGTACATTCTCTTATGTAATCAACAATAGTTTTTTCATATTCAAAAGGCACATCATTTTTAGCCAATTGACTAGCTATGTCTAATTCAAAATTAGACCTATATCCATGTGCTCTTTTCAATTATCTTCTTCCTTATCTTTAGGTAGGTATACCATATAAAATGATCCACATTTAGGACAGGATAAATTTGTAGACATACAATAATCCTCTTCCTCTTCTTCTAAATCATGATCTCCACCCCATATTAATTCTGTACTACAATGCCAACAGTTCATGGCTTGTATCTTTTTATATCCTTAGGAGGATAGGTATCAAACAAAGCTCCGGATTCTTCCAAAGCAAAATTAAATATCTTACGAGAATTTTTTTTTAACTTCTCTAAATTCTCTGTCCATTCAGCCATGTAAAAACATACTAATGCTCCTTTATCAAGTACCTTCTTAACTTTATTTAAATCTTCTATAAGCAATAGTACTTTCTTATCATAATCATAATCATCCCATTCACCACCCTCAAAAAAACTTTTACAAACTCTTATAGGTATGCTTGTAGAGCTTGCTCTTAATTCTCTTATAACATCAGCTCCACCCTTCTGATCCTCTGAATCTGGAAAAGCATACCAAACATTATCATTCATATATATATCAGAAAAGCTGACATCCGTTTGAAAGTATATAGGCATTACATCTCCCTTTTTTTAAGCTTGCTGTACCACACAGATCTAGGAAAACGAGCATTGGAGGGTACCTTTTTATACATAATAGAATCAGGCCAACACGTTCTCTTAAAATCACAAAACCCACAGATACTAGGAAGTAATCTATTTCCAGTATCTTTTATAGTACCATCACTTGCCTTGTATGTTTCTTTCGTATCTGTAAAACATCTTTTAAATTTTTCTCCTTTTATTAAAGCCTTTAAATTTTTCTCGGCTAAAGCCAATGCTTCTTTCTTATCTTCTCCCTGTATAGCAGGAGCTTCACAAACTGTCCACTCCCCACTAGCTTTATTAACAACTATCCACCCACCAAAATCTTTATTCTTAGCTTGGCTGTACAAATATCCTTGTACAATATATCCAAACACATCATCTTCTTTTAATTTTTTATAACCACCCATATCTCCAAATTTATGCTCAAAAGCATAGGGACTTGCAGATTTAATATCCCACACCTTCCCATCAATTTCAACATCCAACGTACCAGAAATAGAATTTTTTCCTAATTGTAAATCTACCTTCTCCTGTTCCGATTCTATGTCTATTTTTGCCGATTTCATTACCAAAATGGTAAGAGCTTCTACCATATCTCCAAATATAAACCGTAAAATAGCATTGTACTCTAAGTTTTTTTCTACTCCATCTCTTTCCATTTTCTGTTGGCAAAGTGGCCTTCCTAAAGAAGACATACGAGGTCTCCACCCCTCCTGCTTGTTAGAAAACTGACGAACAATAGACTTTCCACAAGCCTCTTTAAATTCTTCTACAAGTTTGGGGTCTAGATCGGTACCCTCTCTGGATACACGATCTAGAAACCCTTGTACTTTATGGAGTATAAAGTTATTCATTAATTACAGAATCATATTCTATTTCATCTGAAGTAGCTGAATGATGTGCTCTCATTACACTATCATTATAAGATTTAACAGACTCCATAAATTGACGCATAAGAGCATCATCTTCCTCTGCCCATGCAACTGTCTTTTGAGGTGTTAGCTCTGCATGGAAGTAGATGTTACCACCTTTTTTCTTCCGTACTGAAGACAGCCCGATATTCGTCAGCCACATAGGTTGCTTCTGTTTTCTCAGGCTACTTATACAGTCTGAAACAGGGGAAAAATTAGCTCCCTTTGCATACCAAATACAGGGAGAGTTACTAAGGGAAACCTTTTTACCCTCTCTATTTTTAGCATTCTCTAATGTAACTAAACCATATAGATTTTGGCTACATTTTATACTCTTTTGTACAGCCCACTCTGGACTATCCTTTGGTAGTGCTTCTAAAGTAGTACGATCTAGTTTACCACACTTCAACCCACCTTCAGTGTCATAAAAATCACTTTTAAAAGATGGTGCTTGTACAGTCTGGCAGGAAAATGCAGCCTGTTCATTATCCCAAACAAAATAGGAATAAGTACGCATGAAAACTCTCATGGTTGCTTTTTCTCCATACACTGTCTCATCAGGTGTATATACACTAAACCACCCTCTAGGTAAGCTATTACCCTCATTATCTTCAGCAGCATGGTTGATTGCCAGTCTACCTAATGAAGATTTAGTTATAGCAATATCTATCTGGCCTGTTAGTTTCATCATATCCTCTGTAGAGATCTTAGATAAGTTCTCTGGCAGAGAAGTGTTCATTGTGGTTAATTCAGTCATGATTTATAAACCTCCTTCATGTCTAACCAATTATTACCAATTTTAATCTCGATTCCTATCGGCATATCATAATCAATGTTGTATCTATATTTACATTCTTCAGGCAAAGACATCATAGCTTCTTTCATTGTCTCTACAGCCAAATCCTGTTCTTCAGGATACACATCCATCACAATGGAATCGTGAACCGTATTACATATTATACTATGCATTTTACGATCTGTCAACAACTTTTTTAATTTTATTAATGCAATAGGTAAGAGATCGGCTGTAGCAAATCCTTGTACAGGATAATTTTTAATTGCTGTTGAGTTTGACACTCCACCATACCTCATTCTATATACATCTTTAAAACTATAGTATCGGCCAGAAGGTAGTACAACACGTTTATTCGTAATGGCATCATTTTGTAACTGTTCATGCCATTGAGTAATCTTGCTATACTTCTGTTTAAATGCACGATAATATTCCATCTGCTTTGGAGTACCGAGTAGACCACCATACAAAGGCTTAAACGTATCAGCTTTTGCATCCTGTCTAGATACACCAAGAACAGATGCTGTAAACGAATGTACGTCAACATTATTCTTAACATCTTCGTACACTCTGTTATCCTGAGCTAGAAATCCGGCAACCCGAAATTCTAACTGCGAATAATCTCCTTCTAGTATATGTCCATCTTCCCACCTGCTAACTACTACCTTACGTACAGGAAAGGTACCACCTCTTGGCATGTTTTGAAAATTCGGATTCCTTGAGGACAGCCTTCCTGTAGAAGTAACACATTGCATATAATGAGGATGGATTCTACGTTTCTTATCTAAACCTTTTTCTATTCCCTCAACAAAGGTTTTTAAATATGTCTTAATAGCATTGTACCTTACATAATTTTTCATAAAAATTTTCTGGTTTTCTTTTGCTGTTAGCACCAATCTCTCTAACGTTGATCTATCTGTTTTAAATCCATGAACAGTTAAGTCATTTGTATTTGTTGCATGCATACCTAATCCTGCATACTCTCTTGTGGATCTGTACACTACACCTTTTTTCTTGCAGGCTATACAAATACGTTTCTGTTTACCTACAGTTCCATCCCTTTTCAAAGCATACTTATAACCTATACCACCACAGGCTGTACACCTTTTCATAACAGTTTTAAACAGTGGTCTAGTAAGTCGTACCATACTTTGTTGGAAAGCTCTGATACTCATAGACGTAGGTTTTCTTTTTTTTCTTGTATTTCCCCTGACTTCATAGCCTAAATTAAAATGTCGTGTCCATTGTTTCTTATCTAGTACCTTTCTAGAAAATATAATTTTTGATCTGTCTTCAGGGCTATCTAAATTCATAGGAGTATCACCCATTAATTTCTTTACTTCTTGAGATAGATATCCTTCCAATTGCTGTACTTCCTTAGTGTACTCTGCCTTTATTTGAAATAAATTTTTAAGACCTATCTGCATACCTTCATTCTCTACATCACAAAGCACTTCACAAAACTCATTCATCAAACGGATGGTAGGCTCAAGCTTTCCATCTAAATTAGAATATTGAGCATGGAATAATTCTTTGGTTGACTGCACATCAGCTCTTCCGTATTCTTCTACAACTTTCCAAGGTACATCCTCAAATGACACATTTTTTTTTAAAAATTCACTGATTAAACCAGTTTTCTTTTGAGAGACAGCATATCGTTCACAACACTTTTCAAGAGATAGAGCTACCTTCTCTCCACCCTGCATAACATATTCTGTTATCATAGTGTCATGTACATTTCCTATATAGGTAAACCCACAAGCTCTAAGCCATTTTAAATCAAACTTTATATTATGGCCTACCAGTAAAGTTGTGTTGTCTAAAACTTTTTGTAATATTTCTTTTGCATTAGGAGTAGGTTCTTTTTCCTTATGATAAAAACAAAGATAATTTTCTTCCCATTTTGTTTCCTCATGATAAGAATCTCTAAGCCCTGCTATATAACCAACAGAAACTAGCATATTTCCTGTATAAGGATCAGCATCAGTCTTTTTATCCTCTTTTACTTTATATGTCGTTTCTATATCTAATATTGTTGTTTTCATGCTATCTCTCTAATATTCTTATACAGTGTAATTGAGTATTCTCTACATCATACACCTCTTTAACTTCTTGTGCAATTCTTATTTTTTCCTGCTCACACTCTACTTCTGTGTCATACTTACGTATTTCTAGTTTAGGATCACCATTAAAGGAAATGAGAATATATAGTAGCCATACTGTTTTCATGAGCAAAACCTATTTAAATAATTTGTAACAAAATCTTCTATAGAATTACTCCTATAGTGTGGAGATATTTTTCCATTATAAGGTTTCCATCTTCCTGTAGTCCAGTAATATATATAAGAATGTTTGTCTTTATTATAAATTTTTAATGCAGAAGCCCTTAGCCTATCCTCATATTTAATATTATATTCTTTTAAGTACTTTTTTACTTCCTCTAAATTTTGATTTGTATCTTTTCTAAATACAGCTTCTCCTTTAGAATTATTCTTATAATATCTATACTTACTTGGCAATACTCTTTTCCTTTTCTTACACTGAAAAACTTTCCCCACATCCACATTCAGATGTGGCATTAGGATTAACTATCTTTAGATACGATCCGGCTATATCATCTATAAAATCTATCTGTGTACCAAGAATGTACATGGTAACAAAAGGATCTATATAAAGGAAACCCTTATTTAAACCTATCATATCATTTTCTTCAACATTTTTAGGCTGTTCTTTTAAAAGACCCCATTTATAATTAAATCCTGCACAGCCTCCCCCATCGACAGATAGAGAAACTCCCTCAACTTTATTTTTTATTATAATTTTTGATAAATGCTTATTTGCTTTATCTGTTATAGTAACTATATTTGCCTGTTCTTGCATCATGGTAAATACCTAGCTTTTTGTATATCTATTCGGCAAGTAATTGTACCATGCCAACCAGATAGTTTATTTTTAGAAACACAAAGATGACGTACATAATCTTCTTCTCCCCCGAAGTTTTTGCCTATGCCAATAATGACGTCAGCTTCAGCAGCTTTTCCTGTTCTGCTATTTTCTAGCATACTAAAATCTATCTCCTGTCTATTATGAGCCTCATAAGATGCTTGAGATACAGCCCAAACCATACAACTGTTTCGTTTAGCTATTGCTCTTGCACTTTCATATACAGCCCGTAACTTTTCATCTATTCTTGAATACACTCCCTTTATATTTACTTTGTCAAGCTGATCTATAAAAACAATGTCGGGTTTATTTATCTCTATAAATTTATCCACTTCCCTTACGGAAATTCCTCTACCCTCTAACATGAACAAATTATTTTTTATTTCATTTTCATACACTTCATTTGCCACCTTAATATTTTCCTGCAACTCACTGATATTTTTATTTAAATAGGCACAAAATACTCTTCCCTTTACAAGCTTGCCGGGCTCTTCATTTGCAAAGTAAGCTACCTTAAAACCTTGTCTAATATATTCAGCTACCAGATAAGAACAAAAAGTTGTTTTTCCAGTTTCTGGCCTTGCAAAAATAACACCGAGATTTCCTCTACCAACACCTCCCACTCTGTCCTGTAGAGAAGACAGCTCAAATTTAAATTCAAATCCCTCATTCCAAGAATCTAAAAAATCAGAAACACTATCTTCTACTCTTACATAATTAGAGCTATCCTCTGGCTGTTTATCTATAAGCTCATCTAATAAAACTCTTAATCCCTCATAATCACCCTCATTGCCCAACCAAATATCTGTAGCTTTTGAGCTTATTCTCTGTGCTCTATCTCTTCTCCAGAAATTTGCTATAAGATCTTGCATTATTTCAGAACTATCCTGTACATAGTGTGTCAGTTCTTTTATTACCAGTTCTATAGATTCTCTAGAAGAATCCGGCATGGAAGGAAACCTATCCCTATGTAACTGTAAAAGCATTTCTGTTGTTAGATCTTTACCATACTTATCATGTGCAAATGCTATAGTATCAAATACAGTACCCACACCATTGGCAAACATTTCTTTATCTACAACATCACTTGCTTTTTTATAAAATTCAGTATTTAAACATTGTGCTAAAATTTGTTTTTCAATTGTCAACTCACTTGCCTTTCTTTTGGCAATCCACGACAAGTAAAGTTAGCAGAAAGTGTCCTTCTTTCTCCTTTTCCAAAAAATGGAGTAACAGAATGGAACAACCAATGAGGAAATATTATCATCTTTCCTTCCTCTGGAAATACATATTCAGAAGAAGGATGTCTAAGATCTAACATTTCTTTTCGTGAAGTTACACCCCAAAGTAATTGTGTAAATCCATCAACATCTCCAGATGCATTGTTGTGATCCAATTCTATATAACCTTTATCATTTTTAATACTTTTTGCTTTTTCTTTTATACAGTCAGGAACTTTTAAATATAGTACAGAAGACATACCAATAGGAGTAGTATCTGTTTCCACCCCATGATCGTGCAACAAATTATAATCTCCAGAGAAACTATGTACAGTCCAACATTCATATGCATGAGCTGTTAATTTTCTAAGAAATCCTTTTTCCAATAATTTTGTGGCACAATTATCAATAAC